TATAAATTATATATATAAACTATTCTATATATTAGTTTCATTATGAATAGTTGAAGAATCAGGGCTTTCATTTTCTTGATATTCTTTTTCTAATGGTGTTAAACTATCTTTAATATGTTGTAAGGTTGACATTTGAAATAATCTATTATATTCGTCAAAACATTTATTCAAATATTCCATTCCTTTATTCATTCTATTTATTCTTTGTAATTGTAAAGTTTTAAAAATGTCTATAGATAATATATAAAAATCTCTTTGTAGAATAAAATTATTTTCCATTTGTTTTTGAATATTTAAAAATAATTCAATAGATGAAATAATTGTTAAACCTAAATTTATAGAACATATAATTACTGAAGCCCAAGAAGTATAATTTTCTAATGAAATACTTAATACTGTATTTATTGAACCTAATATAATTATTGGTATTCTAAAATATTTTAATTTTTCTTTTAGGTAATTGTAATATTTTTTATGGTGGTGAGAAAGAATAATTGAATTTTTTCTTATTTTTTCTAATAGTCCTTCAATGTCTTGAGACCAATGAGATAATAAACCTATTTCTTCGTCCCTTGTTATTGTTGTTAAAGTTTCAATATTTTGAAGCGGGATATTATTAGCCCCATTTATAAAACTGTCGTTGTCTATATTATTCATATTATTATATAATTAATAATATTAATAAATTTTTAAAATATAAGAAAAATATTTGTTTAAGAAAAAGAACAACCATTCTGACTTACAACCCACCAAGCTCCAGAATGATACATCATTTCAACTGATGAACCAAATCCTAATAAATTACAAATGGTGTATACACCAGAATAAGCAAAGAAACTTACTCCAATTGATGAAATTGTAATAACAAGACTATTGTTTAATATATAGAATAAAAATCCTACTGAAGTTTGATTGTTTGTAGCAAAATAAGTTGAACCACCGTTATAAGCAATACAATTCCAAGTAGAACCTGTAGGTATATTTGGTAGTTGATTTGAACCACTATAAAGTATATTTCCATTTTCAATCGTATAATAAACACCAGTTGAAGCAATATAAGTAATTGAACTAATAGGATTTTGAGGTGAGTATATCGGATAATCTGTTAAGTTCCAATATGAGCCTGTCCAATTCATTTTAAATCCGTAGTTTGTATTACAACTACCTTGACCTTGTGAATTGTTAAATTGACCTCCAACCATTACCTCACCGCTATACATTAGAACACTACTTACATTACTATTCAAACTAAAACCAAGACTAAAAAAACTACTTACTGAATATCCGTCTGGTGTTTGAAATGTAAAGATGTAAGGTATTCCAAGATTAGAACCAGTTGTATTTTCGTCTGTAAAATCTCCACCAACAATAATAAAGTTATTACCACTATCAAAAGTAATACTCTTAACTGCTCCACCAGTAAAACCAGCACCAGTAGTATTATTCAAAGAATACCAAGACGCAGAACCCCAAGAATAAGCAACAAATCCTAAGAATGTTCCACTCATTCCGTAGAATGCTGTAAAATTACCTCCAATATGAAGGATAGAATGGGCAGTATCTTCATAGAAACAATTAACCTCACTATTTAAACCAGCAAATCCAGTAGGGTCAGTAATCGCCAAACTTGTATCAATAGAAGCAATATAATTGTAAGTTCCTGTAAATTGTCCTCCAATCATCATACTACTATTACTATTATAGGTTTGAAAGCAGTTAATTCTACCACCAAAACCATATACGAAGTTCCAAGTATTTCCACTATCATTTGAATAATAAACATTACCAGCAGTTGTTCCAACCCACCAAACACTATTAAATCCATATTGAGAAGCACTAATATTTTCTACTGAACCAGAAAAATCCATAATTGAAGTCGCTTGTTCCCAAGTTGGGGTTCTACCAGCATTAAAAGCGTTATATCTTGCAGTTTCTTCAATATTACCAGTCATATTTGTATGAGCGTTTAAGAATACTGGTTGAACTTGTTTAGCATATAAATTACCAATTGGTGTAGTAATTGTATTAACATTAGAAATATTATTATTATTTAAGTGTAAAGTTGAGTTTAAAATATCAACTTGTCCTGTGTTAGCATTTAAACTTAAATAATCTTGTAATCCAGCACCAGCACCAACAGAAAAGTCAATTCTTCCTTTTACAGCACCAGCAGTTATAGCAGGAGCATTTTGGTGAATTCTTGCGTATTCTGTTTTTGTTCCTGATGAATTCTTAGCATAAAAACTCATTCTATTAAATTCTCCAGTTTGAGCAGTTCTTTGGTTATAACATTCTTGATATAAAACTCCATTTCCTGTTCCAGTATTAAGAGAAAGTAAAGGGTTATTATTTAATCCTGTTCCTTGAATAGTAATATTTCCGTCATTAATTGTAGTTGTTTGATTAGTAATACCAGCAGAAACTAAAACAGTATCATTAATTTTTAGGGTTGTTGAATTTGGAGGTAATTCAACTGAAGCCAGAGCAGTTTGAACTGCAGCAAGTCTTCCCAATCCAGTTGTATAAGGAGTAATTCCATCAGTCCAAGCAACTCCGTCTTTAGTCATTTCAAAATATTTAGGTGTAGCAGTATCCAAGTCATAATTAATTCTTATTCCGTCTTTACCAATAGCACATGCTTTTGTTTCAGTATATGTAGTTGTGAATGTATCATTGTTATAAGGTGGTAGACCATCATCAGCTCCAATGTCTGAAGCGTTTCTATCACTAAATCGTAAATTTTCAATATATGAAGCCATTTTTATATATATTAATATATTAATAATACTTTAACTAATTAAATAATTTTTATATACAATATTTAATATATAAAATTTATGGAAAATATTTTTTTTTAATTTATTTATTTTATTTTTATAAAATATTTATTTATTTTTTTAATATTTATAACAAACAAGAACACAACCACCTTGACCAGCAGGATAATGATTTACAGCAAACGCAGAAGGTGAATAAGTTGAACTACCTTGATTATATTGGTATAATTGAGGACTTGTATAAATATTTCCACTCGTAACAACTCCGTTTATAGTCATTGAATCTTTTCCATTAGTTAAATAAGAATATCCACCTTGACCAGAAACTTTTGTAAATCCAGATGGGTCAGTATTAGTTCCTCCATTTTGTCCTCTTGCTCCGTTTGATGTTTGAGCTCCAGCGGGTAAATAATTTATACAAGTTCCTCCATATCCACCTTGTCCTCCATACATAGTTAATGAAACTTCATATCCATTAGTTCCTTTAAAGCCTCCTTCACACCAAGCAATATATGGGAAATAAGGATAAGCATTATTCATTCCTGCTCCGTAAGACCAAAAACGAGTCATAACATTATTTCCTGCATCTACTCTTAATATTCTTCCAGCATAAGCAGTTCCAATAGTCATACTTGTATTAACTGTTAAATTTCCAGGGGTTGTCGCACTGACACCTGTTATTGCTTGAATATTATTAGCAGTTCCAGTTGCTACTAAATAATAGGTTACGGAACTATTATATGAAAATGAACCTGATGTAGTTGATACAGGGGTTATTTCAAATGCTGATTGAGTAAAAGTTCCTTCCCAAATAACAGTTGGATTATAAGCAGTTCCAGTTAAAGCAGTTGAAAGAGTTTGAGAAGAAGTATTAACAACTTGCCAAGAAGTTCCTGAACCACTTATAACAATTAATTGATTAAAGTAAGCACCATAAGGAGTAGTTGAAGCAGGATAAGCAGTATCAAAAGCAGATTTAGTAAATGTTAAAACCGCTCCAATAGCCATTGCTCCAGAAGTTGTTGATGTAAGTGTAATAGTAGTCCCGCTTTGAGTAAATGTTCCAGCCCATACAGTTGTATAACTTAAATTAGTTGGATTGCCTAAAGTATTAGTTGTTCCACAAACAAATTGAGGTTGATTTAATTGTCCTATAGCATTTGAATAGCCTCCTAATGAAACTCTACTATTAAGAACCATACCACCACCTCCACCACATCCACCAATGCCTTTACTCCATCCAAGAGTTGGGTCAGTTGCGTCAGAGCCAGAAAATCCACCTCCTCCAATTGTATAAATATCTACAAATTGAGTTCCAGTAGTTGTATTAAAAGTTTGCCATGTTCCAATAGTTTTATTATAATATGGATAATATCCAACAGAAGAAAGAATAGGACTTGTTGCACCTCCTGCTATAGCACTTTGAACCCAAGCAGTAGTAGGGATTTTAGTTGAACTATCAGTTGAAGCAGGTTGAGTAGCAGAACATGTTGGAGGATTAGTAGTTGTTAAAGTTAAATTTGTTGCGGTTAAAGTTGTAGTTCCTGAACTAATTCCAATAGTTCCTGTAGTAGTCAATGAAGCATTTGTTGTATTAGCAGATAAAACTGTAGTTTCAACACCGCTTCCATTATTAGCCTTATAAATTAAAGTTCCATTATTAACATTGTTATCTATAGTAATATTAGCACCTGATTGGTCAATATTAGTTTTATTTGTTCCATCTGCTATGTCAATACCTGAAAGCATAGAAGCAAGACCTGCGACATTTATAGCAAGTAAATTTTCAGTTCCTTGAGCAGTAGGAAATTTTAAATAGTGTTTATTAGCATAATCTATAGTTAATGCGTCTGTCGGAGAAACAAATACGCTATTATCAAAGATTGGTAAATTCTCAGTAGGTGGGTTATAATTAGCCATTTTTTATATATTATACAATATTAATTTATTTTTAAAATGTTATATAAAAAATTTATATTAATTTTGTAATTATATTTTAAAAATTAAACAATATATATTATTATATTAAAATGAGTAGAAAAAATAAAAATTCTAAAAATTCTAAAAATTCAATAAATGGAAGTGAAATTATTAATTTTTACGAACATATTCCAAAAAAATATTTGGACGAAGTAGAAAATCCTAATGAACACTTACATAATATTAAAATTCCTTTTCGTATGTGTGTAGTTGCTCCATCAGGAACAGGAAAGACTAATTTTTTACTTAATCTTATTAAAGTATTTAGTCAAGGAGAAGGAACATTTGCGGACATAGCAATTATAACCAGAAACAAAGACGAACCATTATATAATTATTTAAGTGGTGAGTTTGAACAAATACAAATAAAAGAAGGAATGTCAAATACTCCTAAACTTGATGATATGGATAAAAAATATAACCATTTAGTTGTATGGGACGATTTAGTTCTTTCTAAAAATTTAAATAATGTTGAAGAATATTATATGAGAGCAAGAAAGAAAAATTGTTCTGTTGTTTTCCTTTCTCAAAGTTATTATGATATTCCTAAATTTATTAGAAAAAATTCTAATTATTTAGTTCTATTAGATTTAGGAGGAAGTAAAAGAGAACAAACTGCTATTATGAATGAATGGAGTTCAGATTTAGACAAAGACGAATTAAAAGCAGTTTATAATGACGCCGTAAGCGTTCCTCTTCGTCCTCTTATTATAACAGGTGGAAAAATAGAAAGAAATAAAAAATATAGAAAAGGTTGGTTAGAATATTATAATTTAACCGACTTTTTAAAAAATATTCCGAGAACGGAAAAAATAAGAATGAGTAAAAAGAAAAGTAGTAAATCAAAAGATTCAGATTTAGAAAGTTCAGATGATGAAGTTTAAACATCAATTGATTTAGATGATTTATTTTTTTTAATATAAATCTTTTCTTGAATCATTGAAGAACCCATTTTACTTAAATCTTGAGCCATATCTGTATTAGCCTTTATTGTATCTTGATATTTATCAGACAAATAAGTATGTCTTAATTGATTAACACCAACTTTTTTGTCTCCAAATAATTTATTTAGTCTTTGATTTAATTTAACATTACTTAATTGATTTTTATTTGAATCAAAAAGTAAATAATCAGTAGGATTTAATTTAATCCATTTTTTTAATATTTTTTGTAATGTATCAGGAATTTCTAATTCTTGTTGTCCGTAAGTTTTTGCAGTTTTATAAGAATTAAAAATTAATTTATTCTTATTCAAATAATTATCTTTTGACTTATCAATATTTTTTATTTTGAAATCAACATAATCTTTACTTCTACGAGGAGGAATATAAACCCCACCTAACAAACATAAAATAATATAATTTTGAACTGTTTGTAAATCTGACATATTAGGATTTTCTTTTTTATAAATTAATTTTACTTCTTTTTCAAAAGCGGAAATTAATTTTTTAACTTCTTCACCTTCTACCCAAGATTCATTTTGTTTTTCAGATTTTTCTTGTTTATGTTGTTCTTCATTATATTTATTAATGTCATCTAACATTTGGTCTCTATATTCTTTCTTATCTGTTAATATTACCAAAGCAGACAAAACAGTTTTTCTTTTATTAGGTTCTAACTCTTTTAAAAATTTTAATATTTTAGAAGTTTCATTAAATTTAGATAATTCTATTTTATCAGATTCAAAAACTTTCTCATATAAGTTCTTCAATATAGATGTATAAGTTGAAATACTTTGTTTAGATAAATGAGGTCTTGCCTCTACAATAGCATTTTTAATATTTTCCATTTTATAATTATTAATATTAATATTAATTTAAATAACTTTTTCTATTTTTTAATATTTATAGATTAATCAATATAATTTTATTACTAATATTTTAAAAATAAATTTATATTATATATTATATAAAAAATGGACTTATTACACTTAATTTTAAATAATGGTTATTCACCTAATCAAATTTCAGGTTATGGAGGATTAGGATATAAACCTCCTATATTTGGTGGAGAATTGGGAATAGTTAGATACGATGAAAATAATAAACCTGTTGTTTCAACAACATATAATGGTAAATTAGCAGATTATGGATTAACCATTAGAAATCCTATTGAATTTATTATTGGAGCATATAATGACCCAAGAGCAACCCAAGATGATAGAGATGTCATATTAGATAATTTTCTAAAGAAGAAAGAAGCAACTACTAACTTTCAAGAAAAAGAAAATACTCTTTTATCTTCAATAACAGACAAAGCAGAAAAAAAAAGAATTCAAAAATTACTAAATGAAATGAATAAACAAAATTCTATTGAAGTAGGAAATAGAATAAAAAATCTTGGAAATAATAATAAAAAAGCATTAATAAAACAATTCAATGATAGAATTGATATTAAAACTTCAGGATTAGATGATAGAATTGAAAAATATGAAAATAATGATAGTAGTTATAATAAGAAAGCATTAATAACTGCTTATAAAGACCAAATTAATTTCGGTTTAGAATTAATTGAAAAAAATCCTAATGTAGATTTATCAAGTATTTCAGAAGTAATGGAAACATATGTTGAAGAACTTAATAAATTAATTGTTAAAGGTGCTAAATTAAAAATTGAAAATAATGCTTTAGTTGAAATTCCTAAAGACAATGATAAAGACCCTTGGAAACAAGAAAAGGAATTAACTATTACAGGAGCAGGAAAAGCAATAAAAGAATATTGGGAAAATAATGAAGAAACAATATTAAAAACCTCAAAATTAAACTCAAAAGATATTAATGACGCTATTACTGAAATTAATAATGCTAAATTATTTGATGATTTAATAACTGACAATGAAATAGAACAATCAGAAGAATTAAGTAATAATTCTGTTGATAAAAATACTGGTATTGATTATCTTAAAACAGTTTCTATTAATAATGAAAAATTTACTAAAAAAGAAATGAATGGATTATTCACATCTGGAAAAAATTTAGAGTTTGGTGTTTGTGGTGTTGGAAATTCTAATGCTAAGGTTTTATATAATGTTAGAAATCCTCAAATGCAGGTTACAGATTTTATTGTTGATGATATTTATTTATCAAAAGTTAAACCTTTATTAGAAGCAATTAGAGCCAAACAAATTAGGAAAGGTTATAAGAAGAAAGATATAATTGAAGTTCCCGAGACAAGTTTAGGAGCACAATTTTGTCAAGATAATATTGATATTAAAAATAAAATAATTAATGAAATGAAAGATTATGAAAATTTAAATTATAAAAATATGTTTAATAAAAATATTGAATTAAAAAAAATTTATGCTGACGAATTAAAAGCAGAATTGAAAGATTTAATTTCTGATTATAAATTGGAAACTAAAGAATCAAAGAAAAAAAATATATTGAATGTTATTAAAGAATATAAAAAATTATTAACTGATAAAAATGAATTTGACAAAGCATTCTATATGAATAAAAAATATTTAGGTGTTGCTATAACTATTAATAAATGGAATCCTGTAGAAATACCAGAAGAATATTATGACGAAGATTATGATAGAGACAATTATGTTAATTCAGTAGAACAATTAGAATTAGTAAAGTCTCAACAAGGACAAAAATTTATTCCTCATATGAAAGATAAATATGTTGTTAAATTAGAACAGGTTGGAGGCTCATCTGATAAATATAATGAATTAATGACAAAATATTTAAATGAGGATGTAGTTAAAGGACAAAAATATCAATTTAATGTAACAGTTAGATTTTCTCACGGCATAGCAGTATATAATTATACTAAAGATGATTTAGTTGATAATGATTTTATCTTAGGAACTTATAAGACTTCATATTCTCACGATAAAAGAAATTTAAAATATAATTCAGTTTTAATTCCTATAGAAAAATATATTTTAAAAAAATAATATAATTATTTAAAAAAATATATACATTATATATTATATAAAAATGTCAAAGGCTTTAAAAAAACTAATTAAAAATATGGCTGATGAAGCCAAAATTGAAAAGGAAGATTCAAAACTTGATGAGAAAAAACTTTATCCTAAAATGGAAAAAGAAATAGATGATGAATTAAAGGAGTCAAAAAAGAAAGTTCTTAAACTAAAAGAATCTACAAAGAAGAAAGAAAAATTAATTGAAAAAATGGAATCTTATATGGAAAAAGGACTTAGTAAAAAAGACGCATTGAAGAAGGCTAAAAAATCATTAGGATATGAATCAGATAGTTCAAGTTCATCAAGTTCTGATAGTGAGGAAGAAAAACCAAAAAAGAAATCCACTAAAAAGAAAGGTAAGGGTATTGAATCCGATATTATGAATTATTTAAAAGATTTTTAATTTTAATAAATACTATTTAAAAACATATTCTGTATATATATTATATACATAAAATGAGTTTTAGTTTAGATTTAGATTTTGGAAATATTTACGAAAAAAAATTAATTGAAATATTACCTAATGATTCATATATTATTAAAGAAGGATATTTTCCTTATTATGATGTTGAAATTGTTAAAGATGGAATTATAACTAAATACGAAGTCAAGGCAGATAGATATACATATAAAACAGGAAACATAGCAATTGAATTTGAATGTAATGGTAAGGCGTCAGGAATCAAAACGACACAAGCAGATTATTACGCTTATTATGTTGTTAAACCTTATAACCTATTTGAACTATATATTATTCCTACTCAATTATTAAAAGATAAAATTAATAGTAAAGAATACAAAAGAATTATTTTTGGTGGAGATAATAAAAATAGTAAAATGTATATTTTTGATTTAGAATTATTTTTGGAAAATAAATATAATTTATAAAAAATAAAAAAAAAATATTTTATAAAATTTTATAAATATTAAAAAAATAATATTTATAAAAAATAATTTTCTTAAGAAAAAAAGTTCATTTTGTTTAAACTGATTTTTTTCATTTATAGAACCGCAGGTTTATAGAATGAAAAAACATCTATTTAAACAAAAGCCAATATATATAATTAATAGTATATATATGTCTTGTAAAGTAGAAGAGATTGATGGAGAAACTTATTTCATGGACTCACAAGGAAATGAAGTAAATGAGTATTGGAGATTATATTCTAAATTACAAAACAAACGATTTATAAAAGTATTAAACCAAATGAAAGAAACTTGGTTTAATGTTTTTCAACAAATGAATTTTATGAGACAACATATAACATTAGAAGAATCAAATAATCTAATGTTAAAAATTCATAGACAATTTATAAATGAACATAGATATAAGACTCAATATTATAATGAAGAGAAATTAAGATTAAGAAAACAAAAAGGTTATTTAAAAAAGAAAATAAATAAACTAAAAAATTCAATTCAAAAGGTTTAATATCTATCTTCTGGAATCATATGAACCTTAGCCCGTTCTTCTAATTCTTCATAAACTCCACTCTTCATTAATTCATCTAATTCTTCTCTTATAAATTCTTGTTCCCATTCATCGCCCTTAAAAGGTAATCGTTTAATAATATTCTTGATTCCATTTTTATTTTTCAAATGTAAAGATTTTAATAATTGTATTTCATTTATTATATTTATATATTCTTCTGATTCAATAAAATTATTATTTTCCAATTCTTTATTTTTAATAAAAATTGTTTTTAATAATTCTATATTAATATTAATTTTGGAAACTATATGTATAAAATATAAAAATCCAAACCAATTTATAAAAGTAATAATTATTTTTTCCATTATATATATAAAATAATATAATTAAATCTTTAAATTAATATATATTCATTAAATAATACCATTAAATAGGGGGCATTAGGTGAAAGTTAAGCATAAACTACTAAATATAATTAATTAAAAATTTTTAATTAATCAATATATGCTTATTAATCTTAATATTTAGTTAAAACACCCCTTTATTGCGTTATATATACCTAAAGAATACATTATATTATATATTAATGGATATATATAGAGTTAATATTAATGAATTAGATATAGTTGATAAAGAACCTATTATTATATATAGTAAATTAGGAAAAAGAAATATTACATATGTTAGAAATTTATTATTATATTATTCAAAATATGAAATATTAAAACATTTACAAAATTTAAAAAAACAATTAAATTGTAATGGAACTTTTAAAAACAATGAATTATTGTTTTTAGGAGAACATAAAAATAAAATTTATAATTATTTCATTTTATTAGGAAATAAAGTTATTATACATCCTTAGATTTCTTTTTAGAAACTCTTTTCTTTTTTTCTTGTTTAACTTCTTCTATCGCACTATTTATCATTTGACCTAATTCGGTTTTATCACAAATAGTTTTTACAATGTCTTCTTTAATTTCTGGCTTCTTTGATTTCTTGGAAAAATTCTTTTTAATCTTTACGCATTCAACAACTGGTTCTTTTAGTTCTATAGGTTCGGCTTTTAGGAATTCTTCTTTAATCTCTTCAAGGACTTCATGAGGTTCAACCTTCTCAATAATCTTTTCTGTTTCCTTGTTATTCTTTTTTCGTTGATAATATTCCTTAGCCTTCTCCCTTTTATACTTTAAAAAGTCAGGGTCTTTTTCCTTGCGTTCTTGATAATATTTTTTTCTTTGTTCATTTACTTTTTCTTTATTGTTCTGTCTATACTTTTGAGTTGCTCTTTTTTGAGCGGGAGTATAAGAAGAATACTTAATAATTACTTTCTCGTTATCGTTATTATTTTCCATATTATTATATTATATATATAATAATATATCTTTAAATTCTTATATATATTTATTAAAGAAAAATAATTATTTTTCACCAATTACTTTAATATCAACGGGTAATCTAAATCCGTCAATTTCCCCAGGTGTATCGTCATCTGTAATTATATCTATTTCTTTTCTTATTTCAGGATTTTCACTTCTAAAGAAATGTTTAAGTATATATTCATTCTTTTTAAAATCGGCACTTTTATTTAAATCTTCAAACATATCAAGAAATGCTTCTACATCATTAAATAAATATCCACTTCTATATTTTGAAGAATTAATAAAGTGAGCAAACGCTAAACAATAAAACCCACAAGCATTATTCATTAAACTTTGAATATCTTTTGTTGAATATGGTAGTCCTTGTTTTCCTAATGTATTTTTTACTACTCTCTTGACATTTTCAGGCGGAGCAACTCCATACGGGTCAAAATAAAATCCCATTGTTGAATCATTTGGATATTTCATACATTCAACAAAAGTCCAATGAGTTCCAGGGCTTGGTTTTCCGTCTTGGTCTACAGAATCTTGTAAATTAATAAAATAACCTTTATTAAATTCAAGTTCTTCGGGTAATTCATCCTTAAAACAAATATCTCCAAGAGGGATATCCATTCTATCACATAAGTCTCTAATTTGTGAATCTGTTAATGACATTTTTATATAATATATATAGTAAATAAATTTTTAAATAGAATTAATATTTTTATTAATTATATAAAAAATTGGAAATATTTTTTTTTAAACATAAAGTCCAGAACCTGAAAATTTTTGGTAAGCAGGAGGAAGGAAATGTTGGAATTGAAAGTTAGCACCCATTGGTTGAGAAACTAAAGCAGGAGGTATTGAACCACCCATTATAGCACCTCTACCCATTACAGACCTATCCATTGTTCTATATCTTCCAATCATACCACCAGCATATAATCCACTACCACCAAATAGATAATTTAATTCACTCATTTCACCAGTTGGAGCAGGAGGTTCAACAAATCTTGAAGCAATTGCTTGTTTATTTAATTCTGCAGCAGCACTTTGAGCCAAAGCATTTTCAATTCCTGCTCTACTCATATAATCATAATTTGTTCCTAATTTATTATTCAATTGTTCATTTAGTTTAGATTTTACAACTTGTTCGGCAAAGTTTCTAACTGGTTTTCCCTTAATACCTGAACGCCCTGATTGATATTTACTTGGATTATCTAAATAATCATAAGCAAGACCTGAAAGACCAGCAACGCCAGCAGGAAGGAAAGGAATTAATTCAGGTTGAACGCCTCCTAATGCAGTAGCACCAGCAGTTAATCCAGCAGTAATACCAGCCTTAGCAAGTGGTTTAAGAGCATCGCCTACAGCGTAAGCAGTTTTCTTAATTCCAGCCTTCTTTAGTAATCTGTCAAACTTCTTACCAAATATTCCTTGACCTGCTAGTTCAGGTTGAGACCTTTTAAATTCTGCATGTTGTTCAGGAGATAAACTTCTATTCATTTCAATCTCTTCAGGTGATAAAGAAATTTCAACTCCTTTATTCTTAGCAAACGCACGGCTTACTAAATGATAATTTTCAGGATGAACTATAAGATTAAATCCAGTCCCTCTTTTAATTCTTACTGAATGTCCGTTTCTCAACTTACTAAGTTGTTTAGGACTCGCACTAATAGCAATAATATGTGTCATTTTATATTATAATAATATTTATATTTTTTTAAATACTATTATATTTTATGCCTTTATTTTATTAAATAAGGGAAATTAATAAATAATTAAAGTATATTAATTATTAAATAAAGTAAAAAAATGGAAAAAATATTTTATTTTATTATTAATAAAATATTTTTTTTATTATTATTTTTTTATAATTTTAAAATTTTTTATAAATTAATAAATTTTATTTTTAATATATTATAAATTTTTTAAACTCTTGCACCAGTCAAAGCGTCAATAGATATTTCAACACCATATTCAATGAAACAATATAAATCAACAGCCTGTTGACAACACATTTGACCAAGAATTTGAACTGATTTAGGAACTGACATTTCCACAGGAAGCATTCGTTCAACATTAACATAGTAGTAGCAGTATTCCATATCAAATCCAAGTCTATCAACAAGTCCAGAGGTGATTCCATCAGTTAGACCACCATTAACGGCATTTTGACCATAAAGTTGGTTATTGAATTGTTCAAACGCATATTTCTCCAAGTTATAAATAGCATTTTGACCTGATATTTGAACGTTAAAGTTCTTAATCAAAGCAAGCGGTGAAGTAGCACCAGTTCCTGCAGGGTCAAATGGAGATTGGAAAACAGGATAACCAGCAAGGAAACCAGTATTTGTAGATACTTGAATAGTTGAGCCTTCAGTAGCATAAGCACCAGTTCTTGTAGCATCTGTAATTGTAGCATTAGTTGCGGATGGGTTAGCAGAGAAATATGGAAGAATGAGAACTGATTTAACATTAGCAATACCGTTAGTAAGCAAGTTATTGAAGTTTCCGTTTCCACCACCAGCAACATTAATTACTTGGTATTGGTAAATATCGGTATATTTAATTTGTTTAACAGGACTTGAAAGATAAGCTTGTTCAAATACGGGGTTGAAAGTATAAGCAGGAATATACAGATATACAGACAATGCTTGAGTTCCTTGAGGAACATTAGGCATAGTAGCATCTAAGCATCTACCACCAACTGAAAGATTGTATTTAAATTTAATTGTTCTATTTGCAGCAGGAGCAGAAGGAAGGAAAGCATTACCACCATTAGGAACTGTAGCGGATTGAATAGCACCAGTTAAACCAACAACGGCATTAGTAAGATTAATACCTACAGTAGCACCACCAGTAATTGAACCAGCACCACCAGTAATTGAACCAGCACCACCAGTTCCAGTAAAACCAGTTGGTTGACCTACAACAGCACCCAATGTAGCAGTATTACTAACACTAGTTCCAGTTCCATAAAATACACCATTAGGAGGAGCACCACCAGCACCTGTTACGGAAATAGTTCCTGCGGGTTGAACCACATTAGCACTTGAAATTGACATACCAGTAGCAGAACCCATACTGAAAGTATTTCCAGCAACTGCAGCAGCAGTAATAGTTGCAGTATTATCTGTAATATCGGTAATATCATAAACCTTAGATTTAGTTAGGGCACTAATCATTGCGGGATTGATACCACCAAGAGGATTAGCAACACCAGAACAGGCAAGGAAAGAACGAATAGGAGCACCAGCAACTTGTTCAGCGGTATAACCAGCTTCAAAGGAAGTAGTAGTATTATTCAAGTTCATTGTCATCTTCATAAATACACCCTTGAGTAAAGGACACATATTAAAGAAACTATGAATATGTTTAAGATAAACTGTAGCCATTACAGAGATTTGAAGAAGACCTCGTGAAGTTCCAGCAACGGCATCGGTTTTAGTCATAACATATGATTTCCATAATTGACGAGCATTTTCTGATGAAAGAATTTGACTATAATTTGTTGAATAAGCAACTTGGAAAAGAGTAGCAGATGAAACATTAGCAGAAGCAAGAGAATCAGCATTAGCGGGTTGTATAGCGTCATAATTTATATATGTTTGTCTATGAATATAACCTTTGTTTCCAGTTCCTGAATTATATTGTGAAAAACTAACTCCTACATTTTTAGCAATTACAGAACCAAGAGCATTAGCATTATTACATACACCCATACCATAACCAAGATTATCAGGACAGAAAGAACAAGGAGCATTTCCATTAGTAGCAGCACCACCAATAGTTTGAGGAGGTTGAACTTGGAAAACACCAGCATTTACAGTAGGACAAGGAGACCAAGTCCAAGCAGTTGGGTCATCAGGATAAAAACCAATGGTAGCACCTTGAGTAATAATATCTCCGTATGAAAGAGATGTCATAAGTTTAAATGAATTCCACATATTAACATATGGAGTTTGTTGAATAATAGTTGTTCCGTTATAATCTAATGTAAATGAGTGAATAATTTGACCAAACCAATTCTTAAGACCAACGGAATAATCAGCGGGTCTTGAAGCAGGAGAGAATAAATGGTCAGCATCGGGAACATCTACTTGTTGAACGGATAAGAGTAGAGGAATGAGAAAGTATGCTTCTCTATAACTCATATATTTATTACTGTTGGATAATTGGGATGTATCCAAAACAGATTGATTGTTGTTATAATTTTGGTTTTGGTTATCCAATATGTTCAACCAATCCTTACGGATGAAAACATTAGGACTACCTTCAACCTCTTGAGCTAAATCAAATACTAGTTTATCAGACATTTTTTATATAATTAATAATATATATAAATTTTTAAATAGAATTATAAAAATTTGTATATTTTAAAAAATACTATTTAATTTTATATTTATTTTTCTAAATTTAAAAACTCATAGTAATATTTTTTCTTTTTACCCCATCGGGAATAACATTAAGTTTAGATAGTTTATCAGATAGTTTCTTAGTTAATCCTGTTCCAGAAGGTTTTTTAACACCTGCTCGGGCATATGGATTTATACCTGTAGTAGCAATATAATCATCAATATCAGAATAAGAAGAACCAGCACCAGGACCACCTTTTGAAAGTAGAACTGAACCCATTCCTGAACCTGAAGCCTTAGAAATTACTCTTCCTGTATGAGGCTTAAGCATAGCATTTGAAAAAGGAAGTTTAACATGTTTTGTAGAATTGAACACCATTTTATTTATATTATATTAATATTATTATATTTTTAAATTTAAACTGAAAAATTTACAAATCTCCCTTTAATTTTTCTTTTGTATTAATATTCCTATATTTAAGAATATTTTTTATAATATTATCAACACATTGTAATTTTTGGTTTAAAACCCGTTCTTTGACACATTCTTTGTCATTTTTTAAATCATTCATTAAACTACTACGACTATTATTTAATTCATCATATAGTCTATTAATATAATTTGTATCTTCTAAATTATTCATTATATATATTATATATAAATAAATTATTTTTTATATAATATAATTAAAAAATTTTTTACTTGTCAATTATTTTTTTTTACTTGTAAAACATATTTATTTACCTGCTAAAAATCCTTCGTCCTTATCTCTAATTGTTAATAGAATAGTCATATTTGGGTCATTGATTACAAGCGGTTTAAGGTCAGTTCCTAAAAAGGTTAATCGGAGTTCATTATAAGTACCATCAATCATTTTATTCCACATAAAATTAGGTGGTGTTTCATATATTTGTTCTCCAATTCTAACATTTGGATTTAATGAATAAATAATACTTGAAGGTTGAGAATATGGATTATTAATATTTGACAATGAGAATAAAACATTATTATTTGGTTGAACTTGTGGTGAAGTATTTGATAAATAACTTAATGTTCCATTAGCAAGTTTTGAAACAAAATTTTGGTCTTTTGTAGTAAATGCAGGAGGAGTATAAGCATTTCCAACATTTGGATTAGAAGAGAAACCAGAATAATATCCAACAATAATATTAAAATTTGGAGGAAAGGTTACTACGGAATTCTGAGTAGTAGAAGGCCAGCCAGGGAATCCTGAAGGTGTAGTAGTTCCAGATGGAAGAGATGTAGGAATCAAATAAGTATTTAATTGAACAGCATATCTATTTGGATTTAAAATAATTTCAAAAGGATAATAATAATCTCCACTTGTGGAATCTATCCAATAAGTAGCATTTTGAATCATAACATATTGACAATAATTATTTAATTCACTAATTTCATATAATCCATCAGGAATATTAATTGTATATGTAGTTGTAGTCGCTCCAGCAGTCCAAGTATAAGTTAAATAATTATTTTGTGCAGCAGAAGTAATATTAAACCAACTATAATACATAGAAATATTAGAGACGGCAATATACTTGTCTTTTAAAACAACGGAGTTAGGGAACTTATAAACTAACTTATTGTTTTGTCCATCTTGGACTATATTTGTTTGATTTAAAACTATTACGAACATTTTTTATATAATATATTATAATATTTATGTTTTAAAATATTTATTAAAAAAAAATTATATATTTTTTTATATTCTTATAAATTTTATAAAAAAATATTGGAAAATAAAAATTAATATTTTATGAAAAAATTAAATTATTTTTTTAATAGATTTCATATGTTTAGGTAAATAAATTTTATGATTTTTTTGAACTGTTGTTTCTATACCTCTACCTTGACAATTTAATGCTTTCATATGGTCTATATGACTAATATATGGGGTATGAATTCCTGAACCAGTTGCTATTCCAAGACTAACTGGAACTTGAGAACCCCCAAAAAAGAAAGGAGGTTGAAATTCATCTGAAGTCATTTGAGGTAGAACCTTATTAGGGTTCGCTACTTTTGGGTGGTAATTATAAATTCCTGCGGTTGACATTTTATATATTATAATATATAAATTTATTTTTAAATTTAAACTGAAAATTTTTTAAAAACCTAATTCAATTAATTCTTCTAATATTTCTTGAACTTCTCTTTTTGGTAATGTTCCTGATTTAGATAATTTCATTAAATGTAGTTTAAATTTTTTAATCAATTCTTTTGAATCATTTCCAGCCATTATTTCACCTCTCATAACTTCAAATTGATGAATATCTTTTTCTGTTTGGTCTTTAGAAGGAGCAGGAATATCAAACTTATCTAATATATTACTTTTTTGTGAAACTTTATGAAGATAAGCCTTTTCAGGTTCTGATAATTTTGAAATGTCTGAATATGTAGGCATTGAACCACCAACCATTTTTTTAATTACACTTGATAAGTTTTTAGAAATTTTAATACTTGGGATTTCAACAATATTTCCTCCACTTGGTCTTTTTAAAGCAAAAATATCCTCATTATTTAATTTATGATTATTTAATAGATATTTTCCAAATTTTATAAATCTTGGTGTTTCCATTATTCCTTTGTCTAAAACAGAATGAGCCTTTACTGATTCTTTATAAGTTTTTGGTTTAGAAATTCCACAACCTTTTGGTCTTCCTCTTCTTTTCATTAATCCTGTTCCCCATACTTTACTATATTTTTGTTCATATTCTGCTTTAGCATCTTGTGCTTTTTGATTCGCTATTTCATATTCTTCAATTCTTGCTTGATAATTTGGGTCATTTTTATCTCTTGGAATAGCCTTTCTCGCATCCTTAACTTCGTTAAATAAAGTTGTAATTATTTGTTTATCTTCTTGTTCGTTTTTACCAATAACAATTGTATATTCTCCTTCATTACCTTCGTCTTCTTCATCTTCATCATAATTTGTAATAGTTGGAGGATTAGAAATTTTAACAGTTGGTTCCATCTGTTCAGGAACTCTTGAAAACTGCATTCTATAATTAGAAATTAAATCTTCTACATCGTCTTTTAATTGAATAAGTTCTTTGTATTGCCATTCAACATTTGGTCTCAATAATGATAATAGATTTATTAAAATTTCATTCACTTTAGAAATATTAGTCAATACAGAACCATATAATGGTAAATTAGTAGGGTCAAAACTATTATAAGCATCTTGAACCTGTGCAGGAGTTCCTTTAGACCTAATAGTTCCAATTTCAGAACTATATTGTTGATATAGTTTTTTTCTTGAACTATCATAAGATAATATAGCCTTTTCAAGGGGAGTATAAGCACTAACCAATGCTGAAGGATTTGGAAGAGCATAATTTAAAAAATTTAAATAAGCAAATATAACTTTTCTTTCTTCTTCTACTGTTAATTTTTTACCCTTTTTTGAAGGTCTTGTAGCATTAGATTTAAATTCACTACTTTCTGATGAAGAACTTTGAGAACCAGATTGAGAACCATTAACAGATATAGGTTTTGGATTTAATATATCAACACTATTAAGAGTATTTGTATATCCTGTTGAATCAGTTGAATATGAAGTTCCCTCCTCTCTTAATCCGTATAAATCTTCTTCGTCATTTAATACTTTATTTTCTAAAACTGTCATTATTGCTGGATTAGTAGGAATTAATTTTATTAAAACTGAAACTAAATCAGCAATACTTCCAGCATTACTATGAGCTTTAGTTTCTGTTTTATCAATTTGTGAATTTTCAAGTTTATCTGGAAATTTATTATTTAAATAAGCATTTCTCCAATTAATAACAGATGCTCCATATTTATTTAATATTTCAAAAATTTGTGAATATGGTGTAGTTGAATTAATACTTTTCATTCCCATTCTATTCATATATGATTTAGTTTGTGCAGTCAAAGCATTTTTATCATTAAACATTGTTGAAACAAAACTAACAAATTGTTCTGCATCATTTGAATCTCCTTTAATTCCATATTTATATATTTTTTTAAGATTAGCAACTATGTCATCTATTCTTTGAGCCGTAAAAACTAAAAGTTTATTATCAGAATTCAAAGGGCTATTAATAATAGATTTAACAACTAATTGACCAAATGGAACAGATGAAACTTTAGCAATAGTTTGGATTAAATCAATTTTTAATTTTTCAGTGTCAGCAAGAATCTCAGTTGTTGTTCTTGTATCAGACATTTGAGAAACAGCGGGTAATTGTCCCGTTGCTTTATAAGTTTTGTTAGCGTCTAAATTTAACGCATTAATATCTGCTTGAAGACCCAAAGCATCCATATATTCAGTTCTGAATTTGGTAGGGTCTGTAAAATATCTATAAGGTTGTCCACTCATTTTTTATATATAATTATATATTAATTATTTTATAAATAGTTTTTATATTTATTATAAAATAATTATAGAAAAAATATTTTATTTATTTTTTAGAATAAATTGTATAATTTTCAATATTCGCTTCAGGTGTAAATAAAACTTCATTACAAACTCTATTAAATTTTTCCGTAATTTCTTCTTCAGTAAGTTTTAATATTTGTTCCATCTTTTCAATTAGTTTTCTTTTATCTCTAATTGAAAAATATGAAGGATTTGTTAAAGGATGCTTATCTAATTCATCTAATGCTATAACTTTAACTTTAGTTATTATTTCCTGTTTTTTAAGATTTAGTTTTTCTTCTTCTGTTAATTCAGGTTTTGGTATTTCTGCTTCTTTCTTTTCTTCTTCTAAAAGTTCAGATACTGTTTTAGTTCCTTTTAAAAGTTCTTTTTCATATTCAGTTGGTTCTCTTGGTTTGAAATCGTCATTTTCAATCCAAACTTTATCACCATTATAAATAGGCGGAATAACTACTTCGTGAGAAGATTCAATAATAAATTTATCATTGATTTCTACGATATATTTCTTAGGTTCTGATTCTTTAATTTCTAACTCCATTTTTATATAATATATATAGTATTTATATTTTTAAATAATATTAATAATTTTTATAAATTAAAAAAAAATAAAATATTTATTAAAAAAATTTTATTAATTTTCAAAAAAAAAAATATTTTGGCGTTTTCTCGGATTTTAAATATTAAAATCGGAAACAGAATTACAGTTGATACTTATTAAAGGTATTTTCTCTTTATGTGCGGATATACTATTTAAAGTTGGCTTTAATTTATTAATATATTCTTGTTCTTTTTGTTTAATATATGTTTTATCTTCGCAAGTTCCAGCCTCTAAAACAATAAAGTCAAAATTATCCCAATCTCCATTCGCTCTAATATATTGATATAATCTACACCAATATTTTTTAGATACTTTATTATGAACATTCTTTTTATGGTGAGATTTTCTACTACTCAATCTATTTGTTGAACCAATATAAAACTCTTCATTATTAGTTTTATCCATTATTTTATAAATCCAGTATTTCATTTTATATATTATATATAGTAAATATATTTTTAAATATTAATTTTTTTATAAATCTAATGAATAATTATTTTCATATTTTTTAGAAATTTTCTTTTTTGGTTTTAATACTTCTTCAATTTCTTCTTCTTGTTCTTCTGATTCCTCAAATTCATCTAATTCGTGAAGCCATAATTTAGAATTAGCAATTTTCAATAAATTTTTATGTTTAATTTCATACCATAATTTTCCATCTTTCTTAATTCTGTTAAATCCTGCTTCAGTCATTTTTCTATGAAAATCTTCTTTTGATAATTTATTAAAACTTGATTGAAATTTAAACTCATTATATAAATCTTGGGCGGACATATCTATATCTAATTTTTTTAAAATATATTCGTCTTTTAAGAATTTATAAACATTATCAAGTCTTTTACTTAATGAGTCTTTCTTACTTTGAGTAATTGGGAATGCTTGAGGATTAAATCCATCAGTATTAATAGTATGAATATAATGAAAAAATGCCTCTCCTACTTCAGGACAAAAACATTCTTGATATAATTTATCATAAAATTTTCTGTCTCCTACTTTATGAGTAGCAATATCTAAAATAAAATATCTTCTTCCGTCATCATCTTTAATAGCGTCATTATTAGAACAAAGAATATAATTATTAATATTATTACTTTCATATGCTTTAGTACATTTATTTTGTAAAGTAATATTTGAGGATGTAATCATTCTTTTTAAAGTTGAACTTATACTTTCCCATTCTGCTTTACTAAAATTTTCAAGTTCTTCAATACATACTAAAAGTTTCCCTCCTAATATTTCATTAAATTTAGTTCTAATAGGGTCTGAGCCTGTTTCAATACATAAATTAACACCTAAAACATAATTAGAAAGAAATACAAATAATGAACTTTTTCCTACTCCTTGAATTCCTTTTAGGTATAAACAAGAATTATTTTTATTTCCTTTAATCATATTTGATAACCATTTCAATAAAAATTGATAACAATCTTCTTTATTAGAACATAATATTTCTTTCAAATAATTTAATAAAAAATCTAATTTTTCTTTTGTTTCTTGAGTAGGAATAAAATCTTTATTATATTTATATTTCATTGGAGGACATAAATTAATTTTATCGTCGTAGAATGTTTCCTTATTTACTTCGTAAGAAATAGTTTTAACTTCTGTAAATTCTTTGAAATAATAATTACAAAGTTCTTTCTGCATTCTATTAAAATAAGAACGCTTTATTTCTTGGTCGTCTTTAATTTGATATATTCCATCTATTAGCATAGCATGATTTCCATTTGATAGAGGAACAAAATATTTAGTAATGTATTCCTTTGCGTCTATAGGACTCAAAGTTTTAATTTTACTAAGTGTGAAATTTTCTATTTTCTTACTCATTTTATATATACACTATATAATTAATTTGTTTTTAAATAGAATTAATTAAAATTTTATTTATTGTATATATTTTAAATATACACAATATAATAAATAAAAATTTATTACAGGAAATTATTACCACAAAATATTTATAGCAAGGTTATTTGGTGAATATTTATTATCTTTCCAATTTCCCTTGATGTTTTCCGCACGGCGTCTATAGTCTTTTCTTCTTTCTTCGTCTTTATGCTTTGTAAAGTCTTCATAACCCATTTGACCAAAATAAACTTTTTTATTATTAGGGTCTAAAATATAATATTTTTTATTAGGTTTATCAGATTTATATAATTTTGTAGGTTTTCCAAAATATTTATTTGTCATTTTTTGGGCTTGTGAATAATTACTAAATTGTTCTAATCCTGAACCACTTATTTTATTATTCTTTTTCCAAATATAAATATATTCTTTGTAATCAATATCTATTTTATTTCCTGTTCTACTTGTTGAACCCTTTCTATCTACTTTTTTTAATGGAAATAATATATCAGGTTTTCCAAACATAGGAATACAAACTCTTTCATAAACTTCAATAGGAACATTTAAAATATAATAACCTCCATTTTCCAAATATTTATAAGTCTTTTCAAATAATGGTTTATAAAAGTTTTCATCCCATTCGTCTTTACTTTGTTTTTTAGTTCCTTTATAAATTTCAATATTATAATAAGGTGGAGAAGTAAAAACCATATCATATTTTAATTTTGAATAATCTACATCTAACGCACTCTTAAACATTAATTTAATTTCTGTTTTAGTTCCTAATTCTTTTAATTTTTCTGTCATTTCTTTGTAAGGTTTTTCTAAATCTTTATTAAGGTCAATTCCTATATATTTAGGGATATCTAAAGCACAAGCACCAACTAAACGACCACCCCAACCCATAGTAGGGTCTAAAACTGTATGAGGTTTAAATTTATTATATATTTCCATAGCAAGGACAGGTTTAAAAATAGAAATACTTGATTGATACAAATTAAATATAGCATACCATTTTTTATATTCATTCATATTTTTTCCTAAATAATCATACATTCTTTTAATATATGGTTTTTTAATATTTTTATTTTTTTCTTCAAAATATTCAAAATAACTTTTTCCACTTTTTCCTGTTGTTTCTAATCTTTGTAAAAAAGTAAAATAATCAACAAATTTATTTCCAATTCTTGTAGTCGGTTTAATATCTTTAATATTTATATTTTCCAATTTATTATAATCATTTTCTGCTTGTTCTTCAGTAATGTCTCTAATCTCATTAGCAATTAATTTTTTCTTAGAAATAGATAAAGTTCCTCCAATCATTGGTTTGTTTGAGTTTTCCTTCTCATTTACTTTTTTCCCCTCATTGCTCTGATTTTAGCCATATGTTCTTTAGCCTCAGGACTTCCTTTCTTAAATTTAGGTAATCCGCTTCCTAATTTCTTACCATATTTAGGTAGTTTTTCGGCTTTCTTTCTTCCAAATGCTCCTTTTTCCATATTCTTATCTTTATAAAAGGTTTTCATAGCATCCATTAATTCCCTTTCTTCCTTATCTCTATGGGCTTCAATCATTTGTTCTAATGAAGAATTTTTTGTTCGTCTAAGTTTTCCTCCTTTCATTGGTGAGTCATCGTGAGAACCAATATCAATATGAACTAAATCACCTTTTGAAAGAATATTTTTTGGAGGTCTTCCTCTTCTCTTCATTCCTGTTCCCGTTGCTTTCTTCAATTCAGACGCACCCATAGACCCTAATTTAGAACCTAAAGCAGATGCAGCAACTCCAGCAACAGGATTTCCACCAGTAGCAAGTCCAGCAAGCCCACCAAGAACAGCAGATGATGCAGCAGGAATACCATAAGTAATAAGGTCTGAAGCAAGTCCTCCTTTCTTAGCGGTTATATAATCAGCGGTTTTATTAGCAAGTGGAACTAATGCTTTTTCAGATGGTTTAATAATATCTTTAGTAAAACCAGAAACTAAAGGTTTAGAAATTTTAGATTCAAAACCTTTTTTAATTGTTGAACCTAATTTCTTAAAGGCTTTACCAATATTAATTTTACCACCATGCATATTTTGATGTTCGTCAATTTCATCATTTAAGTCTTTCATTTTTCTAATAATTCTTTTCTCTCTTTTAATTCCTCTTCCTTCCATATCGGAATCAGAATCAGAGGAATCACTTTCATATTTTCTACTATGTTTTTTAGGCATTTTATTATATTTATTATTACTTAATATTTTTTTATATGCAATAATTAATTCTATTTCATTAGGTAAAGATTTTGTAATATAATTATAATTTTTATTTGGTTCAATTTGTCTAAATCTTAAAGTATTTTCTTTTTCATCGCATTCTAAACCTTCATGACCATGTTTCTTCAACCATTTAATTGCTTTTTGTTTAGTCCATTTGTCTTTATTAAAAACAATACTTTGAATTTCTCCAGAACCATCATCAAGACCTGTTCCTTGAGTAATTTCATTTACTTTTCCTCCAATATCTGTTACAGTGTTAGCAAACTTTCTTAAAAATGAATCTCCTTTGAATAAACTTTCAGTATTTTGTTTAATAAATTCTCTGTCTTGTTGGTCTCCAATATTTGAACCATTTACTAAAGCAATAATAAAATCTTGACAATTATTATTATAAGCAGAATAACGAAACCATTTTTTTCCTTGAAGTTTTTGTCCTTCTTCTAACATTTTATTTAATGTTAATTCTGGTGGAATACTTATAATTTCTTTTTGTTCTGAACCTTTTAATTTTTTAGGATTTTCATACATATTAATAACTTCATTCTTTTCAACAGCAAGCCTTGAACCGTCATCAAATGTTAAATCTAATCTTAAATGAAATAATTCATCATAAGGAAGTCTTTTAAATCTTTTACTAAAAGCACCGAATGAAACAGCATTTAATGCTCCTGTTAATACATCTGGAACTGGTGTTCTGTCAATTGTTATTTTAGTAATTCTTTTATTTCCATATTTTTTAATTAAATCTCTAACTTTAGGTGGATAATCATTTCTTCCATATAAAACAGTTTCTCCATAGTCTTCTATTTTATCAACTGCATTTTCTCCAAAATCTTGAACCTTTTGAATTCCAACATTAATTCCATGTTCTACTTTTTTACCAAAATCTTCAAAACCTGATTTAACTGTATTAATTCCTAATGTTGCTTGTTTTCCTACATCCTGAAAAGTATGTTTAATAGTAGAACCAAATTTTTTAAAGGATTTTTTTAAATTAATTCTTCCTCCTTCTATTTCTTCGTCATGAAAATATTTTCTTTTGTCTTTTGGAATATAATGTTTATGATGAACTCTAATATTAGATTTATATAAGTCTTTTGCTTTTTCAGAAGTAAGCATTTTACCCATTAAGTCAGAATCCTTAATAATTCCTTCTTTTTTTAATTTATTAATTGTGGAATATGTCATATGCATAATTCCGTCATTTTTAATATTTTGTTTTGGCATTTTTATATAATTAATTATAATAATTTATTTTTAAAATATTATAAATAAAATAAAATTAATAATTAGAAAAAATAATAATTTCAATATTATTAACAAAAAATATTATTTTATTTTTTTCTATAATTATTTGGTTTGGTTCATAAAAATAAATAATGTCGTCAATAATATTTTTTATTTTTCTATTTGAAATATAAATATTATTTTCCAATTTTTTTATTTTTGGTAAATTAAATAAAATGTTTTTTTCTAAATTCATATATATTAATTATATAAATATTTTTTTAAAATAAAATAATAAAAATAAAATTATAAAAATTATAAAAATAATTAATAAAATAAAAAAATATATTTTCCAATAATTAATATTTTTATTATTTACAGAATTTAAAATTTTATCTAATTCAGTATAATTTTTTTCTAA